AAATGCGACGCAAATTACTGGAATCCAGATCGTTGAAATTGTGATAGTGTTCATTTCCCTACAGGGCGGATAAGCTCGAACTTAGTATTCCGCATAGTACCAAGGTAGATAAGGTCAGTGATATCAATGCGAGCAAGATATGCCGCCGATGAAAGAGACGTTCGACCGTTCGACATATATTCCTTCACAAGAATACGGAAGGTACGAATTACCTTTCGACGAAACCACTCATCGAATTCCAGATGGTCGTTCTGATATTTACCAGTAACGAACAAACGTCGGGGAATGAAATGTAGTTTCATAATAGATCAGAGTGTCCGTTCGTGAATAGAGATTCCACAATTGGGATTGGCTTCGATATATTCCATCAGGTCCATCATTGTCTTAAGTGTTTCAGAAAGACCCAGCTTGCGAATAACTGCATGGGGTGACCAATATTCCTCATCGGGCTGGTCATCAAATACGTACAGGTAACGCTTGACGGTTTGAGTGCCACCGTAATTTCCCCGAAGCGCCGGCATCTGTGGCAATCTTTTCGCCAGGTCTTTATCCAGAATGGAAATCGTGGACACGAAATTTCCATACAGGGAGCGTAGAGAAATGTATTGCTGATGAGCAACTTTCCGGTCAGCAATAGAAGGCGAGGCTTTCGCAATGTCATGGTCCAGTTTATCTTGCACCATGTAGTTAACGTCCTCACGGAATTTGCTGATCGCTTCAATCGAGGCGAAAGCTTCCTCAGTGGAAAGTTCGTCGATGATGGAATATAGTTCGTTGAGTTTCTTCTGAACTATCTCCGGGCAATCAAGTTTAGCGGCACGCTCTTTAGTGTCCGCTTCAATAGTGGCGCCCATTCGACCACCCTCGCAAATCTTGCGAAGTTCACGAGCTTTATCTGTAACCCGTTCGGCGAATGCCTTAGGGTTGCGGAGCATATCTTCCGCCGAGATTTCCAGGTCCTCTAGAATTGCAGGCATCTTCTTTCCTTTCTACAATTCAGTTTGTCGGTTCGATTTCTTGAACGCAAGCCTGACAAACTCCAATGCGAGTTGTAGACTTAGGTTCAAGAATTACGTTACCAATTGTGTGTTTATTTGGTGTCCGGTTAATGATGGTGATTATCCCAACGGCCGGTCGGTTGCAGAAATAACAATTCGCCTTAACTCTTTCGAGTCGGATAATTTGTGTTCCGTTTCGCACTTTATTTCTCCCTAAATTTAGGTTTCTGACTTTAGGTAATGCTGTCGCCACCATCATTGTACCATTGTAAGTCAAGAGTAACGGAGGTTGATAGGCTGACTTTATACTTGATGTAAGGTCAGCCTAACGAACAGGTGTTCTAGCTATTATCTATTTCATTTTGTTTATTAAACAATTCTCTAATTGCTTTTTCACAAGTTACCCATTCTGAACGGGAATCATTAATTTCTAAATCATGTAAGACAGGAAGTGCAATCGGGTTGTCAATTAGCTGCATCATTATATCTAGTGTTGTGCGAAGTGCTTTGATTTCTTTTCGACTCACGATCTTCTGAGTTTCAGCGGCTATTTGTGACAAGTGCTCGGGAAGGAACTTTCTCATTCCAAGGATAAAATATGCGACGTCGCTTGACCAAGCCGCTGATCTATAATCGTTATCGCCAGTGTCAATAAGATCAGGTCGAACGATTTCTCCTTCAAGGTTACAGATAGCCATGTATCCGCCGTGTACTTTCTTAATGTATCCGTCTTGAATTAGACGCTTGACTCTAATGTAGAAGTAGCTACTGTTATTTCTAGTTTGAGTGATTCTCTTTTTAATGTCCTTGGCAGTAGCAACTACGTTGAACTTGTTAATGTCCAAAATAATTTGAAGGATTTCTTTGTCGGATTCAAGTAGCATTAAAATCTCCTATCCGTTATGCGTCGGGTAGCCCATCATACCACAATGTCGAACTCCGGTCAAGGGCGAGGGGCATATTGATTTTTGGTTTGAATTCTTTGGTAGTTCTTTACTTCTAAGTTCAGGTCAATATAACGCTGTTATTTTTTTGGAATGTAATTTCGAACAGGTGTTCTATTCCGAAGTGAATACCGTTTTTATAGGTTTTTAGTCAGGTTCCGTACAGGTTTGGTCAGGTTTCGGATATGGAAAGTGTATTGTGAGTGTGGAAAGTATCTGTAAAAGGGCCATCTACCAGGGGGTTTGCGGAACCTGACGTCAGGGTATAAACCATATTTAATTTGAGATTTACTGTGCTAGTCCGAAGCATGAGGACGACTAGCACAGTAAGCAAGGGGAAACCTGACACCCCCTATCGAATAGCTTAAAAGAAATCTTTACTGGATAACCCATTGAAAGTCTGGATTTGCAGGCAAATTTCACTATTATCTCTGTGATAACTTAGACTTGAAAAATGCGTGCTTAAACGTAATAACAAGAACAGCTACCTGTAGGGAATAGTAAGTGTGGCTCCTGGACCCCCGTTTTTATTGAATGGAAAAATAAATAAGATTTTAAATGATTGGATAATTGCGACCTTGCGGCTTCCGCAAACAAATATGAAAGGGTCCCTGGCCATTAGACCAGGGACCCTTTATTTGTGGAACTAGAAGTTGATTACTTCAAGTTCTTGACGAAATCGGCCATTGAGACTTCCGTCTTAGCCGATTCACGAGGCTTGCGAATGTGAGAAATCTCGGTCAGATTTCCCTTCGCCTGCTCCGTAGTCAATGCGTCGTCGAAGGACTGACGAAGCTTCGACACGAACTTCACAACGGTGATGAAGTTCTCGACAACCTGATTACGCTCAGCCTCAGGCAAGCTGACCCACGAACCATCGAACACTGGTGAGACCAGCGTTTCGAAATCCGTAGTGAGCATCTCTGTGATATCCACACCAGTATCGTCTCAAATCTCGGCACGCATGTCAAGAGATTTCTGTCGTCGGCGCCGAGAAATTTCGGATTAGTAAATGTCCTAAACGAAAGGTACGTACGTTCGTCCGACTATTGCGTATACAACAGTAGGGCGATCAGATGTTCGGACGATCAGATAATTGCGACCGCAATACTTAGCATTGCTAACGAGTGAGTCGGCTGACTAAATTGAGAATGAGACTCATTCTCGAAATCGAACGAATGTTCTAGACGATTGAATAATTGCGACTGCGAGGTACGAGCAACAACTTATTGTGTTGTTGCCGTGATTATCACCTCTTAGGCATCTTAGGAATCTTCTTGCATTTCCTATGGACTAGAATCCACATTAATTCTAGTACCATTTCTTCTCTGATTTGAGTCTTTGATTTCTTCTTCATGCTTTCCTTTCGATATTGGTTGGGAGGGTTAGTAACCTCCCCTTCCAACCTACCCCCCGATCAATCCGTAGACCACCGGAGATATTCCGTTGTCGGAATCGTACCGTTGTTCTCAAGAGCGATCCGTGCTTCTTGAAGCATACGGTTGGCAAGCCTCAACTCTCGCCGGAGAACACTGACCCTATGAGTGTACGTGAAATACTGTTTCACAATTTCCTCATTTGAATCCCAGTACCCGTCCACTGTAGTAACAGTGTCATCGTACATTCTGCGTGCCATCATTTCTTTCCTAACGCTATTTCGGGGTTTACAGTGAAGGGAGTGAGTTGCGTTAGTTGGGGGGATTTACGGCTTACGCCAGAAACTACTTGAGTTTCTTGACGAAATCCGCCATCGAAACCGAATCGGTTTCGGACTTTTCACGAGGCTTGCGAATGTGCTCAATCTCAGAAAGATTGCCCATTGCCTGCTGTGTGGTAAGTGTGTCGTCGAACGACTGCCGCAACTTTCCCACAAACTTGTGGAGAGTTGCAAACTTGAGGATTGCTTCCTCAAGCTCGGCATCCGTCAGATTGACCCACGAACCGTCGAAAATTGGCTGCGCCAATTCCTCGACAGTAGAAGAGAGAAACTCTTCAAAGTCCAAAGCTGAATCTGCCATATGTGTACCTCCTTTCCTGTTACTCACTCACTCCCTTCACTCTTGCCTTCCGGGCTTTCCGGCTGGCAAGAGTCAATCTACTCTCATCGTCGGAAGATAGCAATACCAAATTAGAGATATCCTAAATAAACATGTGTTCGTTCTAGTAAGGGTACGTATGTTCATCATGCACCCCGACTATCCACCTATCCAACTGTTGCGTTCGCAATAGTTTAGTTGCTAAGATATTGGATGCCCCGATAGTTGTAGAATGCGATTGTCCGGTTCCCATATTGTTGTATAGTACAAGTATATATTGATCCCAGTATTATACGATGAAGATAAACTTGTTTCTCTTGGCATTCTCCCCAGAATTTTTTTAATTCCGAATGAGCAGATAAAAAAGTAGCGAAAGAATCCAAAGAATTCTTAATCTCAAAATTTGAAAATTTCCTCCTGAAAGGACATACTGTCCTCATGGACCTAAATGAGATTCTAAATCTGGATATCTCAGAACTAAGAAAAGAAAAATTAGCTGAATCAAAATCGAAATCCAACAAGTCCAATCTTAATCACCGACTGGGTTTTGGAATGATTCCTAGAGACCTCCGATCTGAAACCATCGACTTTCTAGAACGACAATTTCATCAGAATGGCAAGTATCCAAGCATCCAATCAATTGACCAGCATCTAAATCTCAATCGACCGCACAATCTATCTACTCCTATTCCAAATACAAAAACGGCCTGGCTAGAATATCTGACTGATCCAGAATTTGAAGAGATTCTAATAAACCGCGGCTTACCTGTATATGATTCCCCTGTAGGGAAAATCGACCTCAACTTCGCCTTAGCTGTCACTCTTGTCTGCGATATAAGCGATAAAAGATCGTTGGCAGCTAAATTGAAGGACGCCCAACTTACAACTAGACAATGGACTGGATTCTTAAAACGGCCTTCCCATTACAAGTTTTTCGAAGAAAGACTCAATAAGGTATGGGATAACGAAGTCGAGCAAAAAGCTCGCCTCGCTATTATGCGTTCAGTTGAAGCCGGTGATTTAACTGCGGTAAAATACTTTCACGAGTACACGGATCGTTACAGACCTGCTGACCAGCAGATAATTAACCTACAGCTAATAATTTCAGGGCTACTGGAAATTCTAGCTAAACACCTAACGAAAGAAAGCCTAATTGCCGTTGCTGCGGAATTGGAACAAACTGGCCTATTGGCTATCGGGAATGGAGATAGACGTAATGAGTGAAGTACCAGGGACGCCGTTTGAAAGAACGGAACCGGAAGCAACCCAACCTCAAACTGAGGAAGAAGAAACCGAGGTGATTTTACAAGATGGAACGGACGAAACACGAGCCGACGAGGAAGTCCAACCTGAAAGCGAGTGACTTCTACGACACGGGAGAAATTGGAGACGAGGACGTAGAGATTGAAAAAGAACATCGTCGTAAAGACGAGACTTTAAGAAAAGACGAAGATGGGTAACATTTGGCTTCCTAGAAACTTGCCTGATCTTCTAGAAGATTTCGGAGTTACGAAATGTAAACTCTGGGACGGATGGGAAGGTCGTTCTGCTTCTCAGGGTGGCTTCATTGAAATTTGTGGAATCGTAATTCACCACACAGGATCGTCAGGCTCGAATGGAGAAAACAACTGGGAATATGCAACATTCAATGACGATGCCGCCCCTGAATATAACATTGGAATTGATCCCGATGGGACGGTTAACCTCTTGGCAGGAGGGGGAGTTAATTCGTCTGGCAAAGGAGGCCCTCTCAATCTTCCAACCGGACGAATTGATTCAAATGAAGGTGGAAGTTCTGCACCAGCCAACTATCGTCTTGTGGCAATTTGCTACGGCAACACTGGAACAGGATCAGAACAATATGGAGCCGAGGCGATTAGAAATGGAGCACGTGCATCGGCTGCCATCTTAACCCATTTTAAAATTCCTAATTCAGAGAACGTAACAAGTCATAAGGAATGGACAGGGAATCAAAGCATCTGTCCTGGCAGAAAAGTTGATCCATATGGCCCCTGTAGGGATTTGGACTTTGATTGGGGTCCACAAACAGGAACAGCGCCATTTGGATTAGGTCAGTTTAGAGGAATGGTAGATGGTTATTTAGATGGCGCACCTGAACCAGCTCCGCCACCAGTTAAGTCTCTCTCAATGTTCCATGATGAAGGGGACGTGATGTTCATTACTCAGAAAGATAACGTTTATTGGGTTGGCAACGGCCTTGGAAAACGGCAATGCAAAGATAAGGATGAAGTTAATTTCCTAATCCAAAAGTTCCAACTTGCAGGAACGCCGCTGGTTAATTTCCAGGGAGGTCAGAAGGTAGACGCTATTTCTGACATCAACGACACGCAGCAACTTAATAGATTAGGGGTAACAGTTTCCTAATGAGTAATAACCAGTGGATGCTCGTGCTCTTTGGAGCAGTCCTAGCCGTCGTCGTGGTGCTTTGCTTAGTTGTGTTCCTTTAATTAATTCTCTGGCCCCTGTAGGGCTACACGACGCCGGAAAAAGCCCTCTGACCAGGGGTTATGCACCCCTACAGGCCGGGGTTGGGGGAGATTAGTAAGAATGACACCAAAAGAAGTGGCAACCTTCTTCGTCGTTTTATTTGTCATAATGGTAATAATTCTTTGTCTTAAACTGATTTTCTGATGGCTAGAAAAGCACGAGTTCATTCCCCTGTAGAGATTCTTGCTGAACTTACAGAAGGAATTAAAAAGTTAGCACAGAATCCAACGATTGCTGCCTACAAACCGCTTCCTCATCAGGAAAGGTTTCATAAATCTGAAAAGCAAGGTAAACTATTCATAGGAGGTAACAGATCAGGTAAAACTGTGGGTGGTGGAACGGAGGCAGTTTTTTGGCTTACGGGAAAACATCCATATCGTAAGTTAAAGATGCCTCCGGTTCATGGAAGAATTGTAGCTGTTGACTTCGATCAAGGTGTTGAAAAGATCGTTAAGCCTGAAATTAAGAAATGGATTCCACCTAGTCTATTGATTAACGGCTCCTGGGAAGATAGTTATCAAAAACAACTGAGAACTCTAGTATTGAATAACGGTTCTACTGTAGAGTTTATGAGTTACGATCAGGACGTAGAGAAATTTGCAGGAACTAGTCGAGACTTCTGTTGGTTCGACGAGGAATGTCCAGAACCAATTTTCAATGAGTGTATGCTACGTTTAGTAGATGTAGCAGGTTCATGGTGGATGACTATGACTCCACTCATTGATATGTCTTGGACTTATGACAGAATTTATGATCCGTGGAAAACAAAACACGATAAGACTTACGACGTCTTTGAAGTAGATACTACGGAGAATACTTATGTTTCAGCAGACATACTCGAATTGGCTCTTAAAGGATTATCTGAGGGAGAAAGAGAAGCACGTAAAAGAGGGCACTACATTTCCCACACAGGACTTGTCTATCGTCTACGGTCCAAAAACTTACTCGATGATATTCTCACAGGAGCCGACTGGGAAACTTATCGGAAATCCTGGGGTCACTTTTGTATGCTTGACCACGGACTCAATAATCCAACAGCTATCTTGTTTGCTTGTTATGATACTGAAGGAAGAATCGTGGTCTACGACGAAATATACCAGTCTGGTAAATTGGTATTCGAAAACGCAGAAGATTACCTAGCTAGAGTAGAGGAACTAGAAATTGGGCCAATATACATTGTTGGTGACCCTTCAATTAGGAACCGTGATCCAATCACAGGAACCTCGATCCTCCAAGAATATGCCGATTACGGAGTCTACATCTCTCTTGGTAACAACGATATGCGAGGAGGGATTGCTAGAATTCAAAATAGACTCGAACGGGAACTACTCTTTGTTACTGAACGATGTGAACATCTCCTCTGGGAATTCCCGAGATATAGATGGGATAAGTATGCATCTTCCAGGCTCCAACAGCGTAAGAATCCAAAAGAAGTACCAATGAAAAAGGATGACCATGCTTTAGATGCTTTACGTTATGGCGTGGCTTCCAGACCGGCTCTTGATAACGAAATTGACTTGCCAATGGGAAACGTGTTATCTTTACCATCGGCATTAAGCAGCGTAACCCCAGATTATGCTTGGGCTATGGTAAATGAAGAAAAACAAGCAAATCAGTACGACGATTACTTAGGTATATATTAATGAAGGTTTGTCAGCCAATCATGTATCCTGCATGTTGTATTAACTGCGGGACTGTAGAGAATTCAGGTCGTTGGTTCGTTGATCTAGGGTTTAACATCGACGAACGATTTGATGCTATGCCAGATGGAGTAGTGTATCTCTGCCAAATCTGTGTTAAGAACTTTATCAAGGACTTAATGAAGATTGTAGAGGAACAGGAGATGGGCTTGGATTATGTCCAATTTGGAGGAAACAGAACTAATCCCGTTTTTGATGAATACCGTGAAGTCCTTGATCGAAGCGAATCATCGGTTGACACAAGCGAACCTGGTATTAGCACAGCAAAAGTCAGTTCCAGTAGTCTTTCAGCAACATTTGGAGGCTGATGAAGATAAAATCTACACTACTGACACAACCGAAGATGAGGGGCTTTTAACCGTAACAGAATACGGGGATATCCAGTTTTGGAATGGCGAAGTCTCAAATGAGATTTCAGAATTATTTGGAGAAGTAGAGAGTGGCGACAGCAACGACGGAATCAACCAAGCCGAAGTCCGATGATGCCGTGAGTAAAGCTCTGGAAGAATATGTTCCGCCAGGAGGTTCGGGTAAAACGCCGGACATTACTTTGGCAGATATTCGTACAGCGGACGATGCTCAGGTTATGTTCCTTCGAGAAGAAATTGACGAGGAACTTTTCTCTCAGGCGGTTAACAAGTTTGGACGGCCTTCTAACGGTCCTGAGAATAACCCTAATCGTCCTGACCTGGCTTACGAGCGTGATCTTCCTAAGTGGGCTTTTAACCCACCGGCTTCAATTGGACCTTCCATCAAGGAACGAGTTAAAGCTGCTGAGGACAAGGATAAGGAACGTAAAGAAGCCGCCGATAACGCTCCTGACGATCCTTACAAGGTCGTAACCGTACAAGTTACAGCCGAAGGAGGTACTAAAGCAGTTACACAAAAGTCAAGCTCAAATCCCGGAACAGGTTCGTCCAGTTCATCTTCCTAGTTTAACTAGGAGGAACGGGTGGAGTAATCTATATAAGCTATGAGCCGCTCGTATACGAAAACTCCACCCATGCATGAGCGTTAAACATCCTGGCTTTAAAGCCGTAGCAGCTAGAATTGCTGCTAAAAACAACGTATCTAAAGATAGAGCAGCAAGAATTCTTGCTGCTTCTACTCGAAATGCGTCAGCAACGGCTAAAAGAAAGAACCCTAGGTTAAAGAGAGTTCCCGGTGGCAACCGCTGACGAAAACTTAATCAGTAAATGGGAAGATAAGTTTAAAGCCTGTGCCCAACAACGTGTCAACTTCGAGAAACAGTGGCACGCTAACCTTGCTTTCTATTTCGGTAGACAATGGATTCAGATTCAGAACATATCCGTCACTGGAAGCAATGTTATCGGATTTGCACTCACTGATCCCAAACCAACTGAAAGATGGCGAGTACGTCACGTTAGTAATAAGATCAAAAGGATTATCAGAACTGAAATCACCAAACTAACTAAGGAAGAGCCTCAGTTTTATACTGTACCGGCCTCTACAGAGGAGAAAGATCGTGCGGCTGCGTTGGCAGCTGATTCTATCTCTGATTATCTTCTACATTCTCGTTATTTTAATATTATTAGGGGCCAAGCAACTTTTTGGGTATCTATTTGTGGTACTGGCTACATAAAGACCTTCTATGATGAAACTAAGAAGGATACAGATGGACAAATGGGGAAGATTGTCTACGAAGCTGTCTCCCCATTCCATTTGTTTGTTCCTTGGCTCCAAATTCAGGATATCGAGGAACAGCCATACGCCATTAACGCCAAAGCTGTTGACCACGATATTGTATCTCAGTTCTACGGTAAACCATTAGAAGGCTCTAAGGACGTTTCAAAAGATATCTTAGAGAGTCGTTTCTTAACTTCACTAGGCATCAAAACCGACGACAAGAAGGATTTGAAGCAATGTTATGTCAAGGAGTGTTGGGTTAAGCCTTGTAAAGATTTTCCACAAGGTGTGATGTTCGTGTACGCAGAAAAGAAACTGCTGTATATGTATAATCCAACTCCTGCTCCACCAGAAGAAGAACAAGGAATGCCTCCTGTAGGGGGAATGCCTGCTGCCGGTGGTGGTCAAACGTATGATATGGGAAATTCTGATGCTGCTCAATTAGGAATGGGTGATCTAACTGGCTTTGATCTTTCTAAGGTTGGTTTAGAAAATCCAGCAGCCGTTGGACTTCCTTCAATGGCAGATCAAACTGCGTATCCGTATCAACACGGAGAATTTCCTTTTGCTAAGATCGACCATATTCCGGCAGGTAGATTCTATGCACAATCTACCATCGACGACTTAATGTCGATTCAAAAGGACTATAACCGAACTAGATCGGTAATGAAAGAAGCTGCAAACATTGCAGGTAAACCTCAATGGTGGATGACTAAAGGTAGCTACGATGTAGCGAAACATACTTCCGAACCAGGAATTATTTTACAAGTTAATCCTGGTATGGAAGGGCCGACGCCGCTTCAACAACCTGAACTTCCTCAACAAGTGAAAGACGAACTTGATATCGCCATTCGTGATATGGATGATATTTCCGGTCAGTTCGAAATTGCTAAAGGAAGAACCCCTCCAGGAGTTGAAGCGGCTTCGGCCATTGCCTATTTACAGGAAGAAAATGATACCATTCTCTATCACACTGTGGCTTCCATTGAGGCGGCTATCCAAAAGATTGGAATTCAGTCTTTGTCTCTCGTCCATGAATTTTGGACCGAAGATCGGGTTGTTAGAGCTACGTCTACCAATTCCTACTTTGAAGCGAGAATCTTTAAAGGCTCCGACCTTAATCCATACATGGATTTTCGAGTCGAATCAGAATCAGTTGCTCCCCGATCAAAAGCTGCGAAGCAAGCGTTTATCACAGAATTGCTCAAGACAGGAGCATTACCTATAGAAAAAGCTATGCGCTATTTGCAGATGAATGAAACTAATAAGCTCTATGAAGAACTTATGGTAGATTCTCGTCATGCTCAGCGTGAAAACTATATGATGAGTAAAGGTCAACCACTTTATAAGCCATCTACTGAAACAGATGAAATGGGTCAACCTGTTCCTAGACAAGAGATTGTTAAGGATGACCAAGGTAAAGAAATGATGCAACAGGGACAACCTGTTATGCGTCCAGTCACAGTAAATGATTTTGATAATCATCCAGTTCATGTTATGGAACATGAAAATTATATGAAGTCACAAGAATATGAATTGCTTAATCCACAGATTCAACAGATTTTCTTGGATCACTTGCAGGAACACAAGCAAGAGATTTTCCAGGAACAGATGGCGCAGCAGCAACTAGGATTAGCGCCGCAAGAAGAAGCAGGTGGTGGACAGACTCCATCATCTACACAACAAGAAAGTGCTCCTACAGGTGGATAACATTGAATTTGGTGGAGCAGAGAATGGTGACGAATCCGCTTCCACGGACAATACTGATTTAGCATCAGCTACGAGTGAACTCTATAATGGATTTTTAAACGATATTCCTGAACAGGATCGGGGTATTGTTGGTAAATATGTTAAGCAATGGGATGGCAATGTCACTAAGCAATTCCAAAAAATCCATGACAACTATCGTCCTTACAAGGATTTAGGTGATCTAGAGCGTCTTAAGATTGCCAATGAGTTCTTTAGTAGATTTGAAACCAATCCTCTTGAAGTCTACTCTATCTTCAAGCAGGGTTTGATGGAACAATTCGGAGAGGATTTCGAAAATCAAATGTCTACACAAGATGAAAATTACGAAAATGAACAAGGTGAATATGAAGAAGATGACGGTGACTACGAAGAAATTGATCTTCCAGAAGGAGTAATGGAATTCCTAGAAGGTATTGGTGCTTCTGTTCAAGATTTAGTTGATTGGAAAGAATCACAAGAAGCTCAGCGTCAAGAACAAGAAGAAAATGACCAACTTGACAGAATGCTCGATGAGATGCATAATACCCTCCTACAGGGATACAAACTCGATGAGGATGACGACGATTGGTTGCTCATCCAAATGAGTAAAGGAAAGGAACCCAAAGAAGCGGCAGACGCATGGGTTAAAAAGTTTGGCGGTCAACAGTCAGTTCCTCGTCCTGTAGCCAGAATTCTTTCTGGGCAGGGTGGAGTTCCGAATGACCAGGTTGATGCATCCAGACTCAGTTCAACAGATAGGAAAAAGACTGTTGCTGCGTTATTGGAGCAGGCAGCTAGGGAATAGGAGACTGAACTAAATGTCCGCTACCTTGTCTACCGTTAACGGTATCCTCAAGGAAATCTACGAAGGAAGCATTAATAACCAGCTTTCCGAAGAACGAGTTACGATTAAGCGTATTGAGCAAACGGCAGAAGGAACTTCAACTGATGCCGTTGGTGGTAAATACGTTGTCTTTCCTGTAAGGATTTCTCGTAACGCCGGTATTTCGTATCGAGCGGAGAATACTGCTCTCGCTCCTGCTGGTCGTCAGGGACTTGCTTCCGCACAAGAAACCCTTAAGTACGGATACGGTCGTGTTCGACTGACAGGTCAACTTATTGACCTTGCTTCATCTAAGCCACAATCATTTGCGAATGCAATGGATGTGGAAATGGATGGGCTTAAGAATGATATCGCCCGAGATGAAAACGTAATTGCTTACGGTCATCTTGATGCAGCGGTAGCTTCTGGAATTAGGGCAAAGGTTGTTTCAATCGCCGGTAACGTTGTTACTGTCGATAGTACAAACTTGCTTGAAGTTGGAATGGTCGTTGACTTTGTTGCTGCTGGAACCCCAGTTGCTAACGGTACTGCGGTTACTATTTCAGCAATTAACTCTGCTACGACTTTTACAACTGCGGGTACTGCTCCTACAACTGTTGCGGGTAACTACGTTGTCCGTACTGGTGACTGGAACAACGAACCTCACGGTCTGAATAAGATCGTTGATTCAACTGGTGCAGTTCACGGTTTGGACCCAGCAACTACTCCAGTTTGGAAAGCTACAGAAGATTCAACCACTACAACTCTTTCGGAAGTTGCAATGGTTGCTAACTGTGATGCAACTCGTCGTGCTGGTGGAACTGGCGGTCCATCAGTTATCTTCGCATCATTTGGAGTTCGTCGAGCTTATTTCACTTTGATGCAACAGCTTCGTCGTTACATTGCACCAAAGGAATGGACTGGCGGTCTTGTTGGTCTCGCTTTTAACTACGGGAAAGAGATTCCTGTTATTGAAGATCGGGACTGTCCTGATAAGCATATGTTCGGCTTGAAGGAATCTGAACTCAAGATTTGGCGAGACGAGCGTTGGCATTGGGAGAATAAGGACAACTCCATTCTTAAGTGGGTTACGGATTATGATGCCTATGAAGCTTTGATGAAGCAGTATTGGCAGCTTGGTACTCATACTCGTAATTCCCACTGGAAGATGACGAACATCACGGAGGCTTAATTCTCCCTTCCTTTAGATTTCGTGAAATCTCCGAGGAAGCGGAGAGGGAAGGGGAGTTCGCTTCGGCGGCTCCCCTTTCTTTCATATTGGAGGAAATAATGCCACTTGTTCATACTATCTCAGAATTAGAATCTATTACTCCCGGTTCGTATAAGAAGTACGGCGGAGAGCTTTATAGTAATGAGCGTATGTATGCTCAAATTAGTGGGGAGTTCACAGGACTTGTAAAGTTTGAATGTTCTATTGATGAGCAGGAATGGTTCCCTATGGGAGTTTTTCCTGTTGATGGTGGCGGTGGAGTAGGAAATCAACAAGCAGTAACGGAAACGGATGAGCCGGGTATTTACGTTGCTATCTCCTTTCCTCATTTTATTAGAGTTCTTGTTCCTAGCTCTACTGTAGGGAGTCCTGACGTTGTGATTGATATGGTTTCACATAAATGAGCTATGGTATTACCGAAGCCGCCAATCAAAACGATAACGGACTTCGTAGTCTTTTGCTTCGTAACAGTTGTAATAATAGGTCTTTTAATATCATTCATAACGATAGCAAGTATATCTATTTTTACAGATAGAGACGTATCACAAGCTTTTGCAGCTATGTCTGATATAATGACAACACTTATTGGAGCATTAGTAGGATTTATAGCCGGAAAAGGTTCTCACGAAGATCAAAGTCCTGGAAATGAGTCCTAAACGAGGATTAGCAATAGTTGGTGTTATTTTATTTTTATTAGGAGTAGGAATTTCATTTGGCTTATTGAGTGCAAGTGAAATAGCTTCCACAACTACTACGTCTACAAGTGTTAAAGTAGTTTTAATCCCAGGTCCACCAGGGCCAAAAGGAGATAAAGGTGAGCCAGGAAAAAGAGGAGTGGCCGGACTCCCAGGTATTTCAGGAGAAAGAGGACCGCAAGGAGAAAAAGGAGAACCAGGAGAATCTGGGAAAAATGGCTTGGACGGCTCCATAGGTCTACCAGGAATTAACGGAACAAATGGAATTAATGGAAATGTGGGGCCTCAAGGTAGTCCTGGACCAATTGGTCCCCAAGGAATACCTGGGATATCTGGTGAACGAGGAGAAACTGGCGCAACTGGCGAAAGAGGTCCAATTGGACAAACTGGAGAAAGAGGACCGAGAGGAATTCCTGGACCTATTGGTGAAACAGGTCCACAAGGTGAACCAGGAGAAATTGGGCCTAGTGGTCCTCAGGGAGAACAAGGTGAACAAGGAATTCCCGGTGAACCCGGACCAGCCTGTCCCGATGGATATCATATAGAAATTATTTCGGTTCATCAGAGAGAACCAATAGATCAGAATTTAGAAATAGCGGTCTGTGTGGTAGATTAAATGACTCACGTATTTGATCCAGGTAACGGTTACATTGTTATTGATGGTCAGGTTGTAGAATCTGACGCCCTACGTGTAGCTGAAGAACTTAAGAAATATGATCCTAATCTTGAAGTGATCTGTCGTGATCCAGCTTATTCCGAAGTGAATGAAGCTCCGTTCATCATTTGTGAATATGTTAACGGAGTTTTTAAGCGAATTTTTGAAGCTTGGCAGTTGGATGACAGAGTGATCGCTCGTGTTAAAATGGCCGATACACAAGCTATGGACGTTTACTCTAATCTTGTAGAAGTCAATGAAGTTAATTACCAACGTAAACAGCAGCGATTCCGTGACATTATGGAAGAAAAGAAAGATTTAGTATCTCATGTTGCTGCTATGAAGCGAAGTAAGTATTCCTTCAAAGATCAGGACACAGGAGAAAAGGTCACCCTTTTTGACGATCGGCCATCTGAACGTAAGTCATTTAATCTTTCTAGGTCTACTACCCCTGTAGGGAGAATGACTTTTTCGTATGGTTCACATCATGCGATATAATCATATTCATATAAATAATCTTTATCTAGACAATCACAAGCTTGCTCTTGTCTTTCGTGGGATAACCAAAGCCATATCATAGCTATAAAAGCTTGAACCTTCTCAAATGAAGAAATTATATAAATATAGTAAGGTTTATTTTTAGGTTGAGATTTATCCTTATAGGGACCGTATATTTTACCAAATCCAATAATCTCTATAACTTTATCAAGAGGCTCTCTATTAGTCATTTTTATCTTAAGCTGACATCTACTACTATTCTTAAGTTTCCTCTCATATCTACGAGAACCACAATTACCTTCACCCTCATATAAACCTGCTACGTATTGGAGGTCGCCTACTGATGTGAACATACTCACAGTATAGCACACCGGGGGCCTGGAGTCAATATTAGATTTGAGTAAAGAATGCAATTTGATGATCTTGAACGTAAGGTTCGACGCTTATTCGGTGATGAATTTGATATTGTAATCGAAAAACAGGATATTATTGACTGGACGAACGCGGCGCAGCACGATATCGCACGTAAGACTAATTGTCTACCTATGGATGTTATTCATCCTGCTAATACTTTTCCCGTTCTTATTGACGACTTGTATTCGATGTATCGCCTAACTTACGGTGATCCAGCTTTTCCAAAGACTTTTACAACTTTAGAACAAGTTGATAGTGATACTATTAATTTCGGTGCTATTCCTGTAGGAACTCCCAGTTCTTACTACACAAGGGGAAGAAAAATTTATCTCCATCCTACACCTGATCCAAGTGATGTTACTTCTGTAACAGTTACTTATGATAGAGCACCTATAGATTTAGTCTTAACTACAAATGAAGTCATTGATCTTCCGGCTATTTTTCATGAAGATATTGTTCGATTTGTTTTAGCTAGAGCTTATGAAAAGAATGAGAACTATGAAGCCCAGAATATGGCAGAATCCTTTTATCAAGAGAATTTAGCTCAGCGTTACTTTGAAGCTTCTCATGGGGATGAGTCCTTTCCATTTGTAAGACCTGATCCTATGGACTGGACATAGTATATGGTTGTTGCTAACGAAGATGCCTTTCCAATTGAAATTGGATTTGGGCTATATTCTTCTGAACTTCCATCAGGTATTCCTAATGGATACTGTCAAGAAGTAGTTAATACTGTCTGTTCAGGAGAATCACAAGAAAATCGACTCGGCATTACTTATCAAGCTAATGTAGATTATTATGTCGAACAACCTGTAACTCCTGAACATAATTCTTTTGTCTTTCTCTATAGTGACAATCCTAGCTATCCAGTTGTAGGTTGGCCTGACGGTAACTTTCTCTGTTTTATTCGCGGTTCTGCAAGACTTTATGCTTCATCCCCGGCTGGTGATGGCTTTATCAGAGTTAATCCTGAAAGCTCAATTATATATAGTCTAGCAAACTACGGTGCAATTACTTATTTCTCTAGTGCTGTTGGAATTCGTAAGATAACTAACTTTGATTGGGCTGCTGATACAATTACCTACACAAGCGTTACTACAAGCTTAACTGCTTTGTACGGTATGTTTACCTTTAAGGATCGAATGTGGGGCTTTAAAGGTAATACAATATATTTTACTAATCCAGCTACTACCACTACTTTACCAGAGACTTGGAGTGCTGTAACACAAGCTGTTCCAGTTGAAGGTCCAGGTGGTTCTGGTGAAATTCTTAAAGTCATTCCAATTGGATCAAGACTTATCATCTTTACATCAAATGGTCTATATGCTCTTACTGTAGCTGGTGAACCAGCATCGTGGGTTTTCAAGACACTAGACAATAAATCCCTTGGAACTCATAGACAGTGTGCATTTGAGCATAATAACCTAGTTTACTTTGTAAACTCTCTTGGTGTATTCGTTACAGATGGATATGAAATTACTAAACTTTCATCATCTATTGACGATAAATTTATGGGACCTATCACAGGATCGGTTAGATATTCTTTAAACTTCCTACAGGATGGTATGCTTCTTAGTATGTGCCGTCTGTTTAAGCATACAGACAATCAGCTATATTATGAGACTCCATACCATACAATGTTCTATTCTAGATTAGATACTATTGCTTGGTCTGAATGGAATCTAGTAAACTATACAGACCCAGCTTTAGGAGTGTATGCAGACTATAGAATTGCGACGATCATCTCGACAACGGATTCAATCTACACGTTCCTGTCACCTGATCCTTTATCATTGATGTTACTAGTAGTTGGAAATTCTAAGCCCGGTGCTCAGGCTCCTAGTTTTTTCCAATTATGTACTTATGATGGTCATGAAAATGTTCTAAGAGCAGCTTCCGGTGCTTCTGGATTGTTAGAAGAACCAGTTCATATTAAAATTAGGTCTAGTTTTACTGACTTTGGACAAGCTTACAATATTACAGCTGTTAAATATGCCTTTGCAGAGGTCTATACTAACGATGAGAACTACGATTTTGAGACTTGGTGGGTAATTGATGGTACAACTGATGCTCAACAGAGCCGTATAACTAAAGTTCAAGGCCCTACACCTGGTGAAGGAACTAACTTGGTCAAAATTTCGGCGGATTTTAAGACAAGACGTGGTGGAATGTCGTTACATTCCTATTTACAGAACCCTGATTCGCAATTGAAGTTCAAAAACTTCATTGCAATCCTCCATACTGAGCGTCGTGAGTTCAAAGACATTAGATAATGGCAGAGACTAAAACACCTGAACTTAGTGTTACTCGTAGAGGCGGATATCCTTCTAATATTGCTGAACTTAGAAAGAAATCACCATTTACTGCAAGTCCTATCTCTGAAAGAGACCATGATGAGGGTGAAATGCACCTTATTGGCGGTGCATTACCAGTTCCTACGACTGTTAAAGAGTCAGGTGCAGCTTCTGTAGGGGTTTCTCCAATTCCTGCAAGAGAAGATCACTTTCATGGTACAGGAATTGTACAGTCTGGCATTGCTTCTACGGCTGCTAGCGCCCAATCTATTCCTAATGCTGCCGTAACTAAAATAACTCTCAATTCTACTACAACTTGGGCTGATGGTGGATGGATAATAAACTCTGGCGATGCTGTTTGTCCAGAAACAGGCAGATTTCTTGCAGTTGGATCAGTTCACTTTGATACGGCTACTGTTGCTTCTACTACAAGGTGGAGTGTCTTTATATATGTAAACGGTGCTCCACATACACCGCTTGTAGAACAAAGTGAAATGAATCCGGCTAGCGGCTCTGTAGTTCAGTTGATGACTTCTGCTGTTCTTAAACTAAATGCAGGAGATAGAGTTCAGCTTTACGTATACCATACCTTCGGAGCGGCAAAAAATCTTTATGCTACTCTTACAAGAACCTTTCTTCAAGTTGAAAGAATGGGGACAGGAGCACCAGGAGTACAGGGTCCACAAGGTGAAACTGGTGAAAAAGGTGATCCAGGATATTATGTTTTTGGTCTGAGTGTAAATACAACTACTACAACAGCAGCCGCTAATAACTGGACAACGTTAGCACTTAATTCTACACCTAACTGGAATGATGGTGCATTTACAATTTCTGGAAATAATGCTATTTGCACGCAAGCTGGTAGATATTTAGTTATATGTCAAGCGTATTTAAATACAGCTCTTGCAGCAAACGCTAGACTTGCAATATCTCCAATGATTAATGGAGTTCAAACTCATCAAGGAACTCTTTCTCAAAGTGGTTATATATATGTTACAGCCTTTACTCCTTTACCACTTATTAATGTAACTACTTATAATTTAAATGTTGGTGATACAGTATCTTTTCAAGTATATCAAAGCTCTACCTCTACACCAGGTATTAATACTGCATATACTTGGATGAGAATTGAAAGACTTGGGGCAGGACCAAAAGGAAATGATGGAGCTACAGGACCAGTAGGTCCACAAGGAATTCAAGGTCCACAAGGTGCGCCCGGATTAGATGGTGGAAGTGGAGCCGTTACAGGTTCTATTCAAATGTTTGCAGGAGATACTGCTCCATCAGGTTTCTTGTTCTGTGATGGAAGTTTGAAACTTACTGCTGATTATCCTACTTTGTTCTCTGTTCTTGGATATAAATATGGTGGTAGTGGTGTTAATTTTGCTTTACCTAACTTGAAAGGTAGAATTCCAGTAGGGTTAGATACAGCAGTAACGTTGTTTAACACTCTTGGTAAGACAGGTGGCTCTAGGAATATTGGAGTTATTACTCACGTCCACGATGTAACCCACGTTCACCCAATCCCACATGCTCACGATCATACCCACTATCACTCAGTTGATCCACCGGCTACAAATACTACATCTGTTAACGCTTTTAGTGGTAGTAATATGTTGGAGATTGCATCTGGAAACTTTGATCTATCAGCATCAGAAGGATTGAATAATGTCGCCGGTGGCGGCTCAGGTCCACACATCCATAATGTAAATATTCCGGCCTTCAACTCTGGTAATCCAAACGTTCTAAAGACTGACGGTTCTGATACTGCAAATTCAAGTAATGGAAATCCTACAGGTACTGATGCTCCATCGGGGGCAATTTCTGGAACAGATCAGAATGTTCAACCATATCAAGTGGTGAACTATATTATTAAGACGTGATATGAGCCTCGACCAAGCCTTTAGAAAAGCCCTTCGGCCTGTTGACGCCAGGGGTCTGCGTGGTGTATTCTCACGAGGGAAGCCGCAGTACGGCAAGCTCGCTAACGTTCCTAGACCGGGAAAGAAAATGTTTCAGCCGCAATTAGCGGCTCAAAATAGATTAAGACGAGGATTAGGAAATGGACCCAGCAACGTTAAACGCATTAACACGTCGTTGGCAATTAGACGAAATGGGTCTGGATCAAGAGGCAAACTTAGCAAGAATCAACGCCAGAAGGTCATTAGAAGGTATCAAAAGAACAAACAAAAGAACAAGTAAACGACAAGCTGATTTAATGGCTGATCGTGGTCTAGCTCGTTCTGGAATTGCTCGTGGTGTAGACATTGAAAGAGAGCAAGATTATCAGAGAGCGGCATCAGATGTTGGTGTTCAAAGAGGACAAACTTTAGCTGGAATTGCAAGGAAACGTTTGCAATCTAAGGCAGCTTACGATCAAGCCCGAGCACAATTGGCTTTAGGTTTAGCAGCCCCTACAACAACTGAAAGTGTAGTTTAATGGCTGAGCCAAATTTAGATTACACTACGAAAAATAAATTTCCTTCTGCCCTACAGGCAATTAGGGCAGATTTGACTCCGGGAGGTCCGGTGCTAGTTGCAACTAAAGTGGCTCCTAAACCAGCTGTTAAAAAGCCTGTAGCTAAAGTTCCGGCTGCACCTACTAAAAGGGTGGCTCCTAGGAAAGCGTTACCTTTGCTTCGTCCTACAAAGATGCAGCTTCGTGTGGGAGTTCCTAAGGTTTTCTTAAGAGGTAAGAAAGTCTCTAGTAACCTTAGGAAGATGAGTGCTAGGGTATCTGGACCCCAAGCTGGTAGAACAGTTTCTAAAACTCCAGCAGGTCGTACTGTTATTAGAACCGCTGGAAAGACTAAGATTATTGGTCAGGGTGGTAATCGAGTTGTCGTTGCTACTAAACAAGGTAACGTCATTCGTAATAAGAGGGCTGGAACTGTTATTAGAACGAAGTACGCTACTCCTACTAGTAACAAGAAGGTCGTTAAGAAATGGGGAGTTGGAACAGCTACTAAGGCTGATAACGCTAGGGCTGTAAAAGTTAGTGGTCCTAATAGGGCCGTTTTGAGATATAAAGGACCTAAAGGCGGAACAGTTAGAGTTGCCCGTAGAGCTAACCAACCTACCAAAGTTAGGGTTCGAATTACTAGACCTAGTGGAAAGACCACTAAGAAGGTAATTGGAATTCATAAGACTAGAATTACTGGACCTGGCGGTAGGACTAGAGTTGTTAAGACTCGTTACATTTCTCAAAAGCGTCGGCAGAATGTTACTCCTAAAGTTGGAGAAAGGGGTTGGGGTAGGGGTAACACTAAGCCAGTTAAAAAGGGTGTTGCAAAAAAGGTCGGTGCTAAGAAAGCTGGTGCAGGACTCCAAGGAATTCGAGTTAGAGGAAACTGGAAGAACATCGCTAAGTTCCGCAGAATTCGTCGGCGGCGTGGAGCTAGGTATAACCAATCTCTGACTAGGGGCCAATTGAAGGGCGTAGCCTCTAGGAGTCTTAGTTAAATGGCTATTGGATCAGGAGTATTAACCGACGCCCAGATTAGGCGGATGATTAACCGCTATTCTGGTAAAAGAGGTTTACCGAACATCGGCCCTGTAGGGGGTCAGGTTCCAGCTTTTAATACTCCACAGGCAGATGCTCTTATAAATAGACCAGTTGATCCAGCTACCGGAGTACAAGCTCCGTTAAATTCTGGACAGATTGGAACTGTTCTTAAAGAGCTAATGAGAGGTTCTCTCTCCCAATACAATCTTACAGAACGGGATATTCGTAGGTTGTATCGTGGTATTAATCGTGACCTTAGAACAACTTCTGATCCTTACCTTCTAGATAATATTAAAGGATTACTCGGTCAAGGCTTGACTATGGATCAGATTATGTCTGATCCATCTATGATGGAATATCGTCAGAATCTTGGACAAATGCGGGAAACTGGCGAACAGAATATGGCTACTGATCTAGCCTGGGTTGAGAAATTCCGTAATATTAACCGCGATTCCTTTAATGCTTTGCTTTTGCAAAATGCTATGGGAGTTCCTACTGCTGCTGCAACTGGTGGAGGTGGCGGTGGTGGTGGAGGCGGAGGATATAGAAGATATGGACGTAGAGGTTATGGCGGTGGCGGAGATGGTAAAGGTCCAATTGGAAAAGAAGATTTAAGTGTAGATACTGGTAGAGAACAAGACTGGTATCAACCTATGGTAAACCAGATTGTTCAAGGTGCTGCTGGAATTAGAACAGCTAAAGAATTAAATCAATATATAGATCAAGTTAAACAATATTTTGGAACTAATGATGAGGCTTTGCAAGCTGTAATTAGTGAGTGGAGTAAGGGCGTTCCTAATAGACGTACAGAGACATTTTATGACCCTTGGCGTTCAAGTGGTGCCGCTACAGGTGGAGCAAATAAATACATTGATGATTATTCACAACTACTTAAAGATCAAAGAGCAGCTACAGCAGGAATTAAGGAAGAAATTGAAGCTAATAAATTAGGTCGAGAGACTATAGAAAATAAATATGATCCTAGATATCGTAGAAATTCAGTTCAAGACCAAATAGATTTATTTAATAAACTTTCTCCTAAGATGCAAGGAACGGTGACTGAAAGTATTGCACGTGGATTAGGTGCTGTACCTGGTATTATGAAAGGTACAGGAGTTGATCCTGTTCTAGCAGAACGTGTTAGATTAGGTTTAGCTACTGATGAAGAAAAAGAAGCAGTAGAAGCGTCACAAGCACAGCAACAAGAATTAATTAAGCAAGCATTTGGTGGACAACTAACTCCTGGTTATGTTAACTTAATTGACTTTGTTAATCAATATGGTTCTCCAGAAAGAATTCCAGAGTGGATGAAAAATATTACTACTCCACGAGAAGCACTCTTACAACAGTTTGCTCAAAGGGGTAGGGGTAAACAAAGAGAACTTGGTAGAAGTCGAATTGCTCAAAGAGATTTAATCGTTAAGTTAGCATTGGCAGAAAAAATTCCCTTATCTGCTAATATGGGACCAGTTGAAACTCATAGGGGAGTGGATTACTCATCTAGTATTGATTTTTCTAATTATAGAGATGTTCCACTTTCAATGCTTAGACGATTGGGATTAGCAGAAGGTGGTGGACAAGCCGAAGCTGGTGCTTCAAGTATTCCAATCGGTCCACAATATAATGCACGTGAGAGGCGTGCAGCTAAAATAGCTGCACGCCGTATTAAAGATGCAGATGTTATTAACATTAACAATCCAGCTAGAATGGCTCGTCCTACAGTACCCCCATATACACCACAAAATAAACCAGCACCCAAAGTAGTTACTCCAGCACCTGCTCCTACAGTAGCTCCTATGTTTACTAGTAGAGCAGGAGCCAGGGCTGCACAGATTGAACCAGTTAAAAATGCTTTATCTAGAGTTACAGATATTTTTGGAGGGGGTAATAGACCTTTCTATGTTCCACCCAAGCCAATTACTCCATCTGGACCAAGTTCACTTTTGAACCCACCCAATCTTATGAGTGAAAGATATGAACCACCAGATTATAGTGATATCGTTAATCCAGCTATTGAAAGGATAGCTCAGAAAGCAGCTGAAGCTAGAGCGGCTAAAATTGCTAGAGATGCAGGATATAATGCTGCACAACGACAATCTGTTTCTGGTGGATTAGAACGAGCTTATTCTACTGGTGCTGAAAGCGTACAGCGTGCTGATCCTAACGCTACTGTTCGACAGGCTGTTAGACGTGTTCGTCGTGCATTGCGTTCTCGTGATTCTGGTTATTCTTATCGTAGAGGCTCTTCTATTTATTCGTAGTCCTTATGGGTATTTCGGATCAATTCACAAGAACTCTTAACTATACCTTAGGTAAACCCCTAGGTAATAGAATTGCTGCACCTGCACCTAGACGTGTAGCACCACTTGCTACATATGCTCCACGAATTAGAGACGTAAAACAGGATATTCGTCGGGGTATTATTGATCTATCACCCAATGTAGAGGATTATTACGAATCTGTATTCGGAGAAAGAGCTACTGGTGGCGGCCCAGATAGTGAACCAGGACTAAGAGAAAGGCTTAGACAAGAATATAGAAAGGGTCAAGAAGAATTTACTAATCAGCTTAGTGAGCAAATTAGATCACTAGGTGCTAATACAATTACAGAAGCAAATAGAATTCCTGCGGCAGCAGCCCTACAGGAGGAAATAGCTAACGCCCCTAGTAAAGGTCAACTAGAAGTAGTTGAAATGGGTTTAAAACGTGGGCTGTCTCGTGAAGATGCTGAACTGTTGGCGGGCGTCAGAGATAATAAGAACGCCTTTTCAAAGGTTACATCAAAAATTGGTGAAATTGTTTCACTTCCTTTGGTTCGACCCTTTAATGCTACTATGGGTATGGCATTTGAAGGAACTGGAGAGGAACTAAAACGGCAAGGTAAAGGCACAGGTTGGTTAGATACTCTTGGAGGAATGCTTAAGGGAGCACAATACGGCATTACAGGACATAGACAATATGATCCTGGTAAGGTTATGGAAAATCTTTTTCCATCTGCTCCACAACCTGTTAAGGTCGGGGGCGCTGTAGGATTAAATCTCTTTGCTGATCCTATTAAATACGGTGGATTTGCTGCTGCTAAGTATTCTACTCGTACTAATAAAGCTATGCGTACTCTTGAGCTTCAAGATGAAGTTGCTGATGCAGTTTATAGATCAGTGACAGATGCTCAGATGGACCTAGGAAAATATGCTACGAGTGGGTCTACACTTTCATCCCATCAAATTGAACTTCAAAAACTTCAGCAGAAGGCTAGAGATTTAGTTGAAAGAATAACTATTGATGTTCAAAAAGGTGGTCGTCGTGGACATATGAATCTAGGCGGTTCACGTAAACAAGTTGCATATGCTATTGCTAATGATGTAGTAAATAATGCTCGTACAGGTAAACTTGATGATTTTGAAAGATTCGTAGAAGAATATACTAATCACGTTCTTAATAAACAAGGAGTACCTTTCGATCCTGTTCGTATGGCTTCTATGGAAGCTATTAGTCCTCACTTCGTTGACTTTATGAGAGGAATAAACCAAAAGGCTACTGGAAAAATGACTCTTTCTGATTGGAGAAGGGTCATTGGTGAGGAAGCTAGTAGAGTACGTGGTGAAGTTGATAAGCCACTTGTTGATCTAACTGAAACACTATATCAAAATGTAGGAAAATCCTACTATAATGCTCCTGCTGTTCGTCTTGGAAATAAGACATTCAAGATTCCTTTCCTTGGCAAAGCCTTAAAGTCTTATGCAACTAAGGGTGTATGGGACTTGGAAGATATGAGACAAATGTCTCATGCGGGAATGTTCCCTGGTAAGCTTGCCTTGCTTATCAATAGGGGTCGTTCTCATGGAACGCAGAAGTATGAAGAATTTCAAAAATTAGTAGATGATTGGGCCACTAGATATACAAGAAAAGAACGTGTAAGAATTCAGGAAATGGCTCATAATCCTCTTGGAGCATTTCCAAACGAACCTCATATGCAGGATGGTTTAGATTTCTTCCGTCATCATATGGGTCGTATGTTTGATGAAGAATCTGTATCTGGAGTTCTTAATAGAGCACCAGATCAGAAATTAAGTAACTATACTTTTGTATGGAACAAGAAGGGTAATCCCCATAGACTTAGAGAATTTAAGGACGAAAGACGAACTCAAATTCATAAGAGTAGAACAGCGTCTGGGTATACGGTTGCCGAGGCTAAAGCAGCGGGTTTTAAGCCAGTGGAAGATGCCTTCCAAATGCTTCTCGCCAGGCAGATGAAGTCCAACCGTGATATAGCCAAAGCTCTGTTCAGGGGCGATTTACTAGAAAACTACGGCTTTGTAGCTAGGGGTTTGAGTACTTTCGCCAAAAACTCTAGAAAGCTTGAAGCATTTGGTAACGATACACTTCCAGAGAATCTAAGAAATCTAGCTGATCCAACAAAGGGAGACAGTTGGTATCTCCCTCAATCACTTAATGATGCTTATAAACAGTTTGATGAACTTTCTAAATTCAGTTCTGATTATAAAGTAATCAGATGGATTAGAAAGATGACTAACTTCATTAAGTCTGGCGCTACTGTCTATAACCCTGGATATCATCCCCGAAATATGATATCTGACTTTATCATGGGGTTATTAGATAATGTAGGACTCAAAGATCACCTTAATATTATGCGTAAAGCAGGATTTAATAGAAAAGGTGGTCGTGCTGGAATTCATCTGAGAAACGGTGCTGAGTTTGAATTAGCTCCTGGTGTAAGAATTTCAGGTGATGATGCAATGTTAGCGTTCAAGAATAACGCTTCTGGTGGAGGTTATGCTGGACGTGAATGGGGTGGAAACATTGCAGAACAAGCAGCTACTAGAGTTAACCGTGGAGTTAGAAAAGTTTCAGAAGCCCGTGAAGATTTTGGACGTTTTGTCCACTTCATGACAGCGTTGAAGCAAGAGTATAGAGCCCTTCAAAAACAGGGTATTCGTAATCCTCAAAGGCTTATGGAAAAGGCTACTGAAAACGCTGCCTATAGAGTGAATCATTTTAAGTTTGACTACGGCGCACTCACTAAGTGGGAACAGAGAGTGATGAAGCAGGTAGTTCCATTCTACACATTCACTCGTAAAGCTTTGCCAACTCTTGCTGAGAGTTTTATTACTAATCCTAAATGGCTTACACGTTACCAGAAACTTCGTGAAGCTAGGGATGGTGATGAAGCTAAGAACTTCATGAGCTTTGAAATTCCTCAATGGGCAAAAGATACTGGGTACTTCACAGCCTTTGATGAAGCAGAACCTCAGATTGCTACTATGGATGTTCTTCCTACGGATGCGTTTGCCAATGTTATTCCTGCTGAAAAGTCTATGAAGGGACTTTTCGGAATGGGGTTAGAGCAAGCTAATCCACTAGCTCAAATGATAATTGAACCGTGGGCTGGTAAGCATATCTTTTCTGATAGAAAGATTGGTAATAAACCCATAGATTGGGTTAATTACTATGGCGGTAAACTAGGTGGTCCACTCCATTCTGGTTATGAAGATATCTGGAGTAGTGACGCTGACTGGAAAGAAAATCTTCTTACTAGTCGTGCCTTTGGACTTGGATTGCCGTTGCATAGAATTCCCCAAAGGTGGCAAGATTATCAAACTAAACTCTGGGAAGATAAAAATATTCAACAACCCTTTGATAAGTTCAATGAAGGGGCAGGTAAGAAGAAAGGTATTAGAGTTTCTCTATCCAAGGGACGACTTCCTGATTCTCCTAGCTCCTATAAGGTCGTAGATGATAACACTGGTAGAATTATCTATCAAGGTATCAATCCATTTGTAGCTTTGGAAAGAGCTAAAAAATACTCTGGCTCAGAGATAAGCACAAATATGAAGGACTGGAATGATACTATTGGTCATGATGCTGGTGTTCGTGTATACCGTTCAGAAAGAAAAGACGGCACTTCCTACAGGGTGAAGCAAGGTAAGACTATAAAGGATTTCTCTAGTCCTAATCAAGCTCTTACTTATGCTAATCAATTAGCTCAGCAATCAGGGTCAATTAACGAAAGGACCCTACAAGCTTATGAGGAATTTAATTCGAGGTAAACATGCCTGATGTAGATATGTCCTCAATCAAAAATCCTAGAGTCTATGAAAGACTTAAGAAGAAGGGCATGTCCAAGATGAAGGCTGCTAAAATCTCCAACGCAATGATGAAGAAGATTTATAATATTAAGCGGTAGGGTAGCCTAAAATATCAAGTAAGTGATTATGTCTATCATAGGGAAGCATAATCCCTAGTAGATAACCACAAATCTGAATAGCCTCTGCATCTCTTTCTTCAATAGCCCGTCGTAGACACCATAAAATATCTACATCTTCTACCTCTCTTTCCTGTAGGACTTCGTGTAAAACTCCTCCACCTTCTTCCTTACTTTTATCCCAGTATTTACGAATTCTTTTTCCGTCAGGACTCTTGGCTTCTGATCGTGAAAGCATTACTACCGCACTTTCCGCATACCAATGTATCGAGTGGTACGCCTGCTCGTAAGTGAAGGATCAGATTCTCTATTCTACAATCTGACCTATCACCATTTTTATATCCGACGACTTCGTAAGATTGTAGAGGTCGTCCGAGAAATTCTGACATTATTACTCTTGCTTTTAACACGGGTTTTCCGTTGACGTAGACGTACTCGTATCCGCTTCCGCTTTTCATTAAGGGACTCCCATGAAGCAGCCGTGGGTGAACTTGCGGGCTTGTAACGGTAGTGACCTTGGTTTATTCTTTTCAGTTAAAGACAGTGATGAAAGGAAAGCCAAAGCCATTTGTCGTACTTGTCCTGTGACACAACCTTGTTTAGAACACGCAATTAGATACGATGAGAAAGGCATCTGGGGCGGCACTAATGAGAAGCAACGGATTCGACTTAGAATTAAGCGATATCAGGAGCTTTCAGATTCGGTAGAGCGTGGAGATGTTTCACCGCATAGTAATATATGTGAGCCAACGCATCCCATTTATGCATCCCACGTTTCCCTTTCTTGTATTTCTTTCCCAGCCAACCATAACCAACCGGCTTTATGGAACTTGGCTGCAATACGATTTCCTTCCCAAGCTGGGAACATAGCGTCCTGATTGCACCAATCATTTGTGGAGCTATCATATCATCGTAGTCGAAAGCTCCTGATCTTGCATAACGTGGATCAATAAGAAAGTTTTCGACTATGATGATATCAGCCTCCTGTAGGAGAGGCTGAAGTTCTAAACCTGTAGTATCGGTTGATTCGCCAAAGTTAGTTGGCTTAACTTCTCCTTCTTCATTTAAGGTAGCGGTAGCCCAACCAGTAGTACCTCCCGGATCAATTCCTAACAATTTAATATCGGTTAGGATCATGGATCATATCCTGGTAGAGGTAACTGGTCGAACTTAGCTGGCTGTGGTAATTCGTAAGAATCCACTTTCTCTCCTGCCGCATATCTGATTGACCATGCTAGACCAATAGCTTCTGTCGTGGTACAATGAATGACTATATCATCCTTATGGTCATAAATCAAACATCTATTGCGTGGTAAGAAAGTAACATCGAATCGTTCTTGTTTTTCTGGTACTACTCTATCTTTCATTATCGTACCTTACTGCAATTAATGGAAGTGTATCACGAATTGCTTTCGGCCATTTAGTTAATTGATCGTTATATGATACACTACAAATACAACAGTTGCGTGAGTGATATAATAATGGAATTGGCTCATTGAATTGTCGTCCAATGTGACATTCGCAAGGGCAATTAAGAGAGTTCATTTGGCTAGTAACTTTCTATCTGTGGAGAATCGCAGATCAAATACTTCTTCGGTCCAATCTTCCATCACTTTCTGAATCTCAATTACGTCACGTTCGTTGTCAACATTGATCCAGATACTGTCATGGACCTGATTAGAGATTGTGGCTCCAGCATTTCTAGCTCTAAGCATAGCACGTTTAACAATTTCAAAAGCTCCTCCCTGAATAACGGCGTTAAAAGCTTTTCGGTGTTCAGAACTATACTGAAAGTGCCGTTTTCGTCCATTCCACATAGCAATTTCGCCATGTTCATCGGCATAGTATTCGGCCTCCAAAACTTTGTTGAACAGCATGGGATATGCTTGACGATAAGCTTTATGGATTCCCTCTGCTTTGCGAGAAGATGTACCAAGAGACTTTGCTAGGGTATTAATTCCAGCTCCATATCCCATAGCATAATTAACAGTCTTGGCGTTGAACCTTGGTATACCAAGGTCATCCGCAACCATTTGATGAAAGTCACCTTCGTTTCTAAAGATTTCGAGAAGTTTAGGTTCTTGGCAATAGACGGCCATAAGGCGGTATTCAATTGTTCTGAAGTCAATCTCCCATAGTTCTTTTCCAGGCTCAGGTCTAAAGACGTTTTTAACATTCGATCCCTGATATTCTTCTCGTGGTATCTGTTGAAGATTAGGCTCCTCACCGCTCAGACGACCCGTCACGGTGCCGTGCTGCTTGAAAAATGTGTGCAGGCGTGGATAATCCCTGCTAGTGAGCCTAAGATAGGCCGAGAAATAGCTTGACTTCTGCTTGCCTAATTTCCTATACTCATAGACGAGGGCCGTGACCGGATGGCCGACACTCTGTAAATATGCAGAGGAAACTTGTGGTTTACCTTTCGGAGTACGAGATGGAACTTCAAGACCCAATCCCCAGGGTGGAGAACCAAAAAGTTTGGAATGTAATTGAGCAGGTTTGGCAGGATCAAATTTCAGTTCCTCAAGAATCTGACTCATGCGAACAGCACATTGCATTTCGAGTTGTTCGCAAAGCCCCCTGTCGATTGGAAGCCCCAGTTCCATAACCTCAACAAGAAGTAACATGAAGTCCCGATCGAATTCAACCCACTGATCTATCCAGTCTTTCTCCATATACTGCATTAAAATGTGATAAAGGTCTCTAGTTAGGAACGCATCAGTTTCAGCATATTGGGCCATAACGTATGGTGGAACTTTGTCCCAGCTAGAGTACATAGCTTTGGAGAGTTTGGTTTTCTTCTCATCTTTGAGATACCTCAGAGCCAAACTCTCCAGGCTATGTCCCTCTCCGCTTCCCTTTACATTCTCATTGATAAAGTGGGACATAAGCATAGTGTCCCAGATATTCCCTGTAGGGATTCGCACGCCCAATTTGTTGAGCACCATCAAGTCGAATGCAGCGTTGTGAAAAACAATAGTTCCAGTGAATCCTTCAAATAGATCAACTGGCACTTTAAAGTTGTCGTGCTCATGACCAAACCACGGCTTATGCCCTACAGGGATGTAGTAGTGGTTTGTATCTGTAGCAAATGAAACTCCCAGACAGTACCGATTCTTGTACAAATCTGTGAAGTTAGTTTCCGTGTCTACCGCTAAGACCTGGGACGTGTGGATTTCCTTTCTCAGACTGTCGATCTGATCCTGACTTTCTATCAGCATCATCAATCCTTTCAAAGTTCAAGTGCTGATTTCGTCTGATGTAAAATTTATCTCTTGGTCCAAAACGAGTTTTAATAGCTGAAAGTTCAAGTCGTTGTCCCTCATCCCACATACATAAAACCGTTTCAACAACTCTAGCAAAGTGAAAACTTCCGTAAAGATCACTGAGCTTGTTTGGCTTTTTATTTCCCTCAGTTGCCTTCCTGTTATGATGTATGGCAACAATAGCGCAATTGTATCTTCGTCTAATTTTTCTAATCCAACGCATAACGGATTTAGCCTGCTCATTTGGGTTGTCACCTTCTTCTAACAATTCTGATAGAGAATCTATGATTACAACATTTGGTTGGTATTGATCTATCAAGTTTTCAAATGCGGTCATACCTCCATTTTCGTCGATTACGTTTACCTTCTTTGGATTTAGATTCTCCGGCCACTCGTTTGATTGGAAACCCAATACGTACTTGATTTGCCTCACTTCCATCTCTAGGGACAAAATCAATACGGAAGTATCCTTGGATAAAATCCTCTTCCCTAGAAATGATTGCCTGTTTGTAAGGTCCACTGCGAATTGTAAAGCTAACTGTGTTTTGCCAACGGTTGGTGCTCCTGTTAAAATGAGAAATCCGCTTGTATGGAGCCAACCTTCAATGATCCATTCTAGGCTTTCAGCATGGTCAAGTATACTTTGAAGATCGTAGACAATAATCTGATCTTCTTGATTAATTTTGATGAGAGCGTATTCAGCTAATGAAGATAATCTCTCGAACTGGTCAGTTCGATCTGCAAATTTCCTTACCCTCTGATCGACATGATGAAGAATTGAAAATATCTGAGCGTGATTTAAATTTTCCTCTGCAAGTTCAAGGGCTATTTTGGCTAGGAAGGAACTACGGGCGCCTTGAGTTGGAGTTTCCTCACGTATCTTCCTCTTTAGTGAGAGAGGCAGGGTCATCAACAATTTTGTTACAGGTTGAAGGTCTGCCTGTTTTAGATCAGCTTGTGGAGCGTTTAAAGAAGGGGCAGCGTCAAACAAACCCAGTGGTGATACCCCTTGTGAGAAATGAGAAAGGTTTACAGGGATAGGTCTATCATACTTGTGATTGATTGTTCCAGGTGGTCGTAGCAACTGTGTTGCATCCCAACCAGAACTATCAGCATGAAGATAGACTGTAAGCCTGCGGTTCAAATCTTCTAGAGTTTGAACATCTACTTCCTCTATTTCCCAATACGCATGAAGATGAGTAGAAGTCGAAGTCTGAACTATAGCCGATGGTCTAGGGATATTACGAAAATCAATTTGAGTATCCCCATCGAACTCAACCCACGTAACGTGCGAACACTTAACCGCATTCTTAACCGCTCGCCGTTCTTTATAGAGAACTGGAGAGAGGTAAACGTCGCTCTTTATAGAACTCGTCGTTATCCAGTCGTGGAGTTCAATCTTTTCTTCCGGCCAGTTGAAAAACCTCTGATCCCAAACTTCTCCCTTAGCTGGTGAGTAAACAATCCCCTGGAGTTCTCCGAAAAGTAAATCTGTAAACTTCTCTAGATCGGTCACTTCTTTTTAAATTGGGGTTGTGTAGGGGAGGGGAGTTACTTACGGGCGGCAGTAAATCTCACCCTCCCCTACATTATTTAGAAGGGTTCGTGAGCAGGATTTTCATATCCTGCAACTGGATTCCACCAAGTTTTTGGAACGAGCACCTTCCGTCCGTTAGGAGCTTCCTCCACTTCACAAGTGGCTCCAACCTTTTCACCTACCAAATTGGAAGCCTCCATTTCGAGAGTCCCATCCTGCGGTTCACCGATTACAGCATCAAAGAAAAACTGTGCGGCCCACAACGCATCGGGATGCAAACTAATCCATGCCAAAGTCTTTCGACCAGCATACTCGTCAGGAGTTTCCACTTCCAATGTCAGATGGATAACTGTTGAGTCACCTTTCTTTGATGGCTTTTCTACAGCATCACTAATGATGAAGATGTAATCTCCATCAGGCGGAGCTTCTTGTCGAACTCCTGTGAAGTCGATTTTTATCACTTTACCAAATCCTTCCAGCTTGGATTAACTAGAAATTGTTGTTGGATGTTAAGTCTGTTCTTAGCTACAATCAGACCTGTTGAATTCACGTATAATTTCCTTGTTACCTCACCCCCTCTCAGGTTATTAACCTCCTTATCATAGTAAGCTATGATATTGATAAGTCTAGACACCGCATCATTCACTCGTGGTGTCATATCAGGTTGGATTCGAATGAGTCTTTGATCGCCTGACTCGCTATCTGTCTTATACATTAGTCGATCATGGGCGATGAGCACAACATTGATAGGAAGATTTTGAAGAATCCTGAAAGACTCTTTCATTTCTTCGGTGGAGATTCTGAACTCCTGGAAAAGAGGAAGATATCTAGATCGTTTACCTTTAGTCTTTTGCTCAATGTCAAGCATTTCCTCAGAGAGGTTGACGTCTTGCTGTTGAGAAACCGAATCTATAATGAGCGTCTCATACTCAGTCTTATAGATGGATCGGATCAGTTCAAGATACTCTGTCCTATTTTTGGGCTTGATCGCTTTAATATCTCCACGACCAATCCAACGTAATGTCTCTGCTGATCGTTCATAGTCAATCCAAATTGGCTTAGGAGCGTCTACACAGAATTGAGTTTTCCCTACACCGGGTGGGCCATACAAAAGCATCTTTACTAGGACTGGAGTTTCATCTACCGATCTAGCGTTATCCCACACGCTTGGAGAATTTTCCATCCCATGCCCTATCGTAAACTTCATATCCTTTACAAATTTTGAGGTCTCGTACTAAGAATTCGTATGGGTCAATATCTAACTCACGACATTGATCTTTGAACTCACGAAGCTTTTCTTGCAGGAACTCGTTTGGATCTTTTGAGGACTTTGCCATCAGTGATATATACCTCCTGTACTTGTATGTTTTTCTTACCGATTTGCATTACCGACTCACGGAAGAATCCACAGTTATCTTGAACGTGAATAATAATTTCCCGTCCATCAGTAGTAGTTATTTTGACACTCTCAATGTCAAACTCAGCCTTCATTGGGGTTGTCTTGGGTAAAGGGGATCGGCCTACTGGGTCCACTTCTGTCAACAATCTCATAGTTCGTTTCAATCACTCTAGCTGCTGAAACTCCCTTACGCTCCAGAAAACAAGGGTCTTTAAAAGCACACCTAGTACAACTGTCATCGTAATGTGGAGTAGGCTTAGAGTGTAACATATCCTCTATGAGTTGTAAAGTCTCAGCGAAGAAATTTTCGTAGACTTTCTCAGAGTGTGAGTGACTGAACAACGAGAATTGCTTATCCGAAGGGTTACCCTTATATTCGTACGTGCTACAGAAATTTACCTCCACTTTCGGAGCTACGCCTCGCATACAATGGATCATGGCACCGTAACAGAGTAATTGGAAATTAGACTCTACTGTGTCCTTATTCCAACGGCGGCTATCTGTGCCAGTCTTATGATCCCTAACTACCATATCACCACGTAAAGTATGATAGATAAGATCGGCAAATCCAAACAGAACTACCTCACGTCCATCAGGAGTGTATATCCCTGTAGGGCATTTTAGTTCTGTCTCAATCCCGAGAACAGTCATTCCCCTATCTATTCTCGGAGATTGGATTACTACATATCTACTCATCAACTGCATAATTGAGTTGTAAATAGATACGTTCTCAGGTTCGACGTGTAGTTGAACGTCTTGCCTGATACGATTGATTAGGGCAGACACCAAGAAATCACTTCCTGGTGCCTGCCCACTTTTTTGAAGTAGTTGATAGTATGAATGCATCAACTCATGGGTATAGTTACCCTTGTCGAAGTGTAGTTTTCTACCTTTGGGTTTGAGACACTGATGGTATATGTAGTTATGTCTTTTTGGACACTCTTTAAATGCCCTTAACTGACTTGGAGAAACAAATAGGTCAGGCAATTTCTCGCTTAACGTTTGTTCTGACTTCTGAGAGCCCAGCATCAACGATTTCAAAATTAGGTCCTGACATTACTTCGATTGTATCTTCTAATGTATAGCCGTGACTATCGCATTCCTTAAGCCAATTGATTAGTACCATTTTCTGTTCGTCAGTTGGCTTAAAAACGATTACATCTCCCATCTTAATCCCTTAATCCTATATTGGAAAACTTCTCATCAAACTTTCTGAATGCTTCTGTAAATCTTTCTCTAATGCGCTCATCTGGTGACTCCCAGAAAGGTAAGAAGTATCTTACATCTAAGTCCTCCATGACTAATCCTAGATAATTTGCACCACCTTCAAGTTGAAACTCTGCTACTCCCAGATAGTATCCGTCTAGAAATCTAACAGGCTTGACAGGAATTGGTTGACCATCTTCATTGGTCATAACCGCCCTTTCAGAACGACTAAAAGCCCAGCCCTCAAATGAGGGTGGGCTTAAAAGGAAGAATGGGGGATAGAGATGACGGGAAAGAAGATGACAAAAAACGCCATCCCTACCCCCCGGTTAGCAAGAAACTTGATGGGCACAAGATTTGTCGTTTAAGAGTAAGCCTCCGTCACGTGGAAAACGGCTCTGCTACTCCCCATCAAGATTATTTAGTGGGGATTGACCATCCGCTACTCAATCCCCACTAAATCTTACTCGTCCTCAGAGGTTTCCTCTGAATCTTCCTCATCGGACTCCAATTCCTCGTCCTCATCTTCGTCACCTTCTGTTTCCTCACGGACAGCAGTAACGATAACTCCAGAAGAATGATTGAACTCGAAAGTTGCAGGTGGATTCCGAGTGTCGATTCCAGCATCACGCAATGCTTGGGTGAATTCAGAAGCCTTCGCATAACCGAGCTTAGCGGCAACTTCACCAACGGTATTCACGTCATCATCTTCTTCACCATTGAAGAACCAGTCATAAAGACTGAGAGCACGCTTTCCACGCTTGCCATGAGCACCACGACGCATCTTTGGCATCTTCCAAGTTTCGTCGTCCTCAGTTGCCTCGCCAACTTGAATTGCGAGTTCACGAACCGACTTCACCTGTTGGTAAAGTGCAGAACGAGTCTTTCGCAGAGCTTCCGCTTCCTCCTCAGAAATCAGAGGCTCAACGGGAGGCATCGAAGAAACTCGCTGAGAAATGAACTCATTGGAAGGAGCTTCGAACTTTTCCTTGAGTCCCTTTTGCAGAGCGAGATAAACGCCGAACTGAATTTCGGGGTCCATCGTTTCCATCTGCTTGATGGAATTGCCAAGGAAATCTTCCCACTCAGAACGAGTCGCTTCGATGAGGTCGCTAGAAACCTTCCGCTTTCCAGCAGTTTCTTGATCGGTGAGAGAATCTAGCTTGACGTCGATATCTGCTACTGATTCCATCCCTGATTCGTAGATTGATCTAAGATCAGCCATTTGGTTTATTTTCTCCTTTAACGATCGGCGGAACTCCCGCCAGGTGCCTAGTATACCATAGGAGGGGAACTCCTGTCAACCCCCTGAGGCATATCAGTTTTAAATTTAGAAGTATTTTATCGTCCGCTGTGCAACCCCCTTCTTTGTCCGCAGGTCAGCTTTCTTATGGCAACTAGGGTCTCTCCATACAATATTCTCTATTTCATTATTCTGGTAATCTTTCGACAAATGATCTGCCTGTAAACCATAAGCGGAATTCTTATCATTTCTAAGAACTCTGTTTTCCTCAGGCCAAATTTCCTCGAACCAAATAGGTGCATCTTTAGGAGGTTCTACGTTAGTTTTTCCACAGTCAAATACACTCGAAAGAAATATATGCTTCAAATAAAGCCTTACGAGCCTTTCTCCTTCCCGTACTTCTCCAGTCAACCACGCCACTCTCATCCTTCATCGAGTTTTTCACCTCCCTTAAATTTTCCATAAATCGTTTCTAACAAGAGCATAAACGTAAGACCTAGATATATCAAATTTTTTAGCTATTTTAGCTGGATGGATTCCAAATTCATACATAGAGAATATATCTTGTCTATCTTCTAATGTTAACTTTGAATCATATTTTGGACTTGTATGAAATCCTTTGTGAGTTCCCGCTCTAACTGAATCTACTACGTTATCCTTTTGGGTTCCAATTGCTAGATGCGTTATTTCTATACAACCAGGATTATTACATAAGTGCCTAACTATCTCAGAGCGTTTTAGTTTACGTCCTAACTGTTTAGCTATTATGTATCTATGATGATACCTTGTACCATATATAGCATGTCCCATTATAGCATATCCATCTTTATTTTTTATTCTATCAGATATATTACAAGGCTTCACAGTAGAAAAATCCCTAGTATAAGAATCATCCAAAGAACAACCACAACCTTAAGTTCCTTGTTGATTTTCACGGTAGTTGTTCATCTTCCATAGCTACAGAGAATCTAATCTTACTCCCTTGGTTAACGTAATCCATGATCTGACTCATCCAATAAGTAGTAGCGGCGGTTACTGGTAGATCATCTCCCCACATTTGGACTACTACTATATCGTAATCAGTTTTCCAATGCCATTCCCAATGGAAATTTTCCTCAACAATGAATTGGTCAAACCATTCCTTAATAGAACGAACGCCGTCCTCTCGTTTAGAAAAGACGTTTGCTAGTACTTGACCTGGTATCTCTATCTTGCTTTCTTTCATCCAACATCGGCCATTTCTGATAGAAGTTCTTGATAAAGGCTGGGTGTTCCTCCCCTGTAGGTCTATACCCTAACACATGACAGAAGGTTCCAGCAAAACACCCATTCCCTACAAGGTGCCCATGTATTACTACAAATTCCCCTAAAAAATTTTTAAAATCGTAGGTGGGCGGATAAGAGATGCCGTCGGTTAAATAAAGATTTGTAATTACTACAGGGTCAGCTACCGCTGGCGATAGGAACTCATAGTATAGACGAGTCCTAACTGGCTCAGAGTATGACTTCTTTTCAACCTTAGATTGAAGGACAGCCATTGCTTGTTCGAGGATTTCGTCAACAGACTTATCACGTTCAGACTGAGAGGATATTTGCGACGA